CCATCGTTGGGATTTTTCTTCTTTGGTGCCAATTTGGGCTTGGCATGTGGGTCACTTTTATCAAACTCACCAGGATTACCAGCATATGTGTCCTGGTTGAACATTTCTTCAACGTTGGTGCGTGGGCCTGCAGCAACCGATGCTTCACTAACTGTTTTAATTTCTGTAAAGAATTTCATTTTATTTTGTTCCAAAAACTGATTTGATGATTTTACCAACACGCGTCTGCGCCTCGAATACGGGTTTCATAGCACTACTTATCGCCAAGACATCATCTGCATCAATATCTGGAATGTCTTGGACATATCCATATGATTGAGATTGGTGACCGTCGCGTTTCTTATCGCCGCTTGCTCTTAGTTTGGCAGTTTTACCATCATTTGGATCTTGTAGCCGCTTTGTAGTGTCTGCCATTGCTGGATTTTCATCTGCGTACTCAGCATCGCTACCAATTGCCAATTTCCAAACGGTATGAAAGCTTTTGCCCGTCGGATCAATACTCAACTCTTGTGCTGCTTGCTTTGCAGCCGGCCATGCTGCTGCAATGACATCATCTCGATTATCGTGTTTCTCATAAGCACGAAGCAGAATGTCACTTATTTGATCGTCAAGTTGATCAATGGGCTCTTGGTCGTATCTATCTTTATTTAATGATTCTGCTACACCTCTCTTCTGTGCTTTTTCAATTGCAGCCATTCCTTGAAATTGTGCTTTATGTTGCTGTAACAGCTTGAGAAATTCCTCTTCGGGATCATACTCAACGCCGGTGCTACGGTCAGTGACCATTTTCTTTGATTTGATTTTGTCCATCATACTCGTGAACTGTTTAGCGTAATCATGTGTGCCTTCAATAACACCTACTGGAACTGCATTTCTGTTCTTTATCTTAAAATAGTTGCCAAATATCCTGGCTTTAAATCTAACTGAAGCCGAGTAGCTTTTATCATGCTGAATCTTATTCACCCTATCCATGAAACGAGTATCTGCGATAACTCTTGCAGCAAGCGCCGCGTCTTTATCTGGCAACTCTCTTGATTTTTTGTAACCTACGTCGTGATGGAAACATGCACGGTCTAACTTGTCAGTTGGCATACCACCACGATTACCGGTACCGCAGTAATTGCCATGAATACTACGGAATCTAGTGGTTGGTGATAGTGGGTTTTCTGATAGCGGTCCTTGAGCTAGGTGGTCTGCTGCTCTTAATAGTTCGTCCATTGCGTCTGGGTACTTTGCGTGTAAGTAAGCGTGAACTTTATAATATTCATCTTCATCCCCTGCCATTAATGGATCCCTTAACATATCATACAACAATCCAATTTGTTGCTTGTTGTCAGTATCGTACGCATCAGATGACATGATATCGCGATAGGTATCAGTGAGTGTATACAGTGTATCGTCAGCATCAAATGCTAAATCGGCTTCGCCTAATAGATGAGGCAACCCTTGCTCTTTTTGTGCAGTTTGATAAGCGTAGGTAACCTTGTCATCATCAACTGTCGCAACTAATCCTGCCATTTTTTTGGAAATTAGAGTATGTGCAGTTTCTGTTTTGTATTTCTTCATATCAAGTTTTTTAGCGACATTGATATAAAGATGCAAATCATCGGGACCATAGCTATCATCATTTCTATCAATACTTGAATCGTAAAACTCGTTGACTGGTGCCGTCCCTTCAATTTGTGATTCGGCGATGCGTTCAACATTTTGAATTTGTGCGGTGGCATGGATTTTCTTAAATTTCTCCTGTGCTGTTCTTGCACTCTGTGTTCTAACTCGGAATTTCTTTACCTTGCCATCATCCATCATTGCTGTAATGCGCCATTCGTTATTCATTGTTTTTGCGGCGTGCATAAGTCCACTTGGGTCGCTTTCTGCTACTTTATCGCCCATACCCGATAAATCATCTAATCTATCTGTGATCCATTGGACAGGATCTCCATCGCGTGCTTTGGCAACACCATAAGGCATATCGCCAGAGTTGCTAAAATAATCAAATAGTGCCTGGAAGAATGCGTCATTATCCGTTAAGTCACCACCTTCTTTAAAGTCTGCATACGACTCAGAGTATTGATCTAATATTGCTTGTAGATCATTTGATGTGCCGCCTTCGGTTACTGGCGCATCTTTGACTAAACGTAATGACGAAGCGGGTATGTTATTTGCTTGCGTGCCATCCTCAAGATCTATATAGTATGTTTTCGGAGCACCTTTAAATGCACCATGTTTAATTTGGCGAATATAGCCTGTCTTACTAGCGTGTTCGCCTTTAACAACTTTAACTTTCTTGGCTAACCCCTTTGCTTCGTTAACACCGGGCTTATCAATGACAAGTTCGCCGTTCTTAATACTTAAATTTGTTGTGCCATCTGGATTTGAAATAACTTCGTCATCGGCATCAAGTGGATTTATACCGGCCGCGGCAATAGCGGCCGCAGGTGTTGTTTTAGGAGCAACACCAACACTACCTGTACTACCTACTCCGGCCACTGCTGCTCCGCCTGCTCGCTTTTCTGCACCAGTACCACTTGCTGGTATCATTGGTGTTGCCCCAAGTCCATCTGCTACCATTTGCTCTGTTGGTTGCGCATTTGCTGCTGGACTCCGTACATAATATACCGAGCCGTTTGGTGCAATATAGTGAGGGAGGCGTTGAGAATCAGCCTCCATATACTCCGTACCGTTGACGGGAATCCGTGTGATGCGATCATCCATGTCATACAACAGAAAGTACTTGCCGTCAGCTGAACGGCGTGCTTGGTCATATACTTTTACATTGCCACGCGGCTGTCCAGTGGCATCACGACCAGAATTTCTTGCATCACGCACGCGGGCTTGGCGAATTTCATTCTGTTTAGCATCCCATTCGCGTTGCTGTGTTTGCCTTTCATACTGGCGTTGCCGTTGTATTTCATTGTAGTTGGGGCTAAAGATATCAGATACATGCTGGCCAATGCTTTTGTTTAGGCCGGGGTAATGCGGATTATTTTGCGCCATTGCTCCGTGTGTGCCCATCGCCATTCCTGCTGCGAGAGCTGCTGGTACTACTTTTTTGGCAACTCGCTGCATTACTTCTCTTGCACCTTCAGTTAACTCTCCGGAATATTGAATCTCGTCAACAAGTCCTTTATACCTTGTTAGTTGCTCAATGACAATTCCTTCATGCACGCGGCTGGAGATTTGTTTCTGAAATTTGCCTTCATGCAGAATTTTAAGTGTGATCATTTTATGGCCTTCATTTTCATAGTTATATTTATCGATTTAGACTAAATAGAATAGGTGACAGCCGCGTACTTGTAATACCGCTGTCATTAGTCAACCCCCATTAAGGATTATATGACCAACGAACCTATTTATCATTGCGTATATCGCATCACAAACATCGTAGAAAAGCGACATTACTACGGAAAACACAGCTCAAAAATTGAACCCAAATTAGATATTGATATTCCTCGAACAGCAGCAACCCGGCAAAAAATAAGTGAAACTAAGAAAAATAAATCGCCCGAAGAAAAGGCAATAATTCGTCATAATATGAGCATTGCTCAGACAAGTAGGTCTTCTGAAGAAAAAGCTGCAACTCGTACGAAAAGAAATAATGTCCGTTTAACTCAACTACTTGTTAATGAATCTTCTTCCAATTCAACACCGGAATTGCACTGACTTTATTGACATCGTCAGACTCGATACTACCGCGTGCGGACAATGTTTTAATTTTGCCACCCATTGCTTTCACTGCATTGCGGATCATAACATCCTCTTCGTCGGTGTATGCGAAGGCGAATGGTCCTGCTTTTGGACCAAGTCCAGCGTCTGGTCCTCCTTTGTTTCCAGCGGTGTGAATTGACCATCTGTACATCTCATAACCCGGATCTATGCCAAGGTGGTACATGCCCGATATTGCATCTGTATGCATCTTGTTTAACTTGCCTTCTTTCAATGCTGTTTTGAAATTAGCAGTAAGTCCCCTTGCTTCTGATACAATAATAACATATTGTTCAAGTGTCTCAAGGTGTTCGCGGACGAAATTTGCATCCTCGTCTGTAATGCCACGGGAGCCTCGACCGCCTTTCTGCCTAATTCTTTTTAATTCATTATAAGCAGCAACGATGGTATTCAGTGTATTTGTTAATTGTTTAATATTATATGCTGCACTGCGGAATGAACCACCATGTTCAGCTTGTAAATCGGTTGTTAATGCTTGCGCTTCTTTTCGTGCTTTATTACGCAGAGAGGACAATGTATAACGACCTGCACCGCCTAACACCATAACCTCTGTTTTGTTCATTGGATCAGTTGGATCCAATTTGTAGATAACACTGTTGTTGTCAAGTGTGTGGGCTTCTCCGATGCCTTTCGCAGCAACCCCTTTCTTACCGTAGTTGATCTCATAATCCTCGTCTGATGGTGGCATGTTAGTTTTAACTCCACTTGGGCTAATATGCTTCTTTCCTATCCCTGCGCCACTACCTTCATACACGCCCTTGCCAATGTAACTTGTAACACTTCCACTTAGTCCAACTGCTTTACGACCGGCTGCAAATCTTGCTTTTTTGTTCTTACCCCTTGTCATTAACGGGAATGATACAGTGGCAATATCCCCACTTGATGTAGCACCAGCAGACGCACCACCGCCCTCATCTTCTATAATGGTATGGAGTTCAGAAAGTTTCATATGTTATTTATACAAATGATGATCTACTTGTTGATCTGCTAAGTATGGGTTACATAAAGGAGATTATATGTACTTAAACTTAATGATCGAATCAGAAGAATGCCCGAAATGTGGCGGCAAACACCCACCTATTACTAAATAGCTTGTCTAGTAGAGCTTGCATTAGCAAGACTTATGCTGTACCAACAGCGTAGACCTAGAACGTCAAGGAGAAACAAATGGGACGACCACTTAAACAATCAACATTATTAAATATTACTGCAAACTTCACATTTGAAGAAGCACCAGCAACTGCCGATATTAATAAACAAACAGGAACTCACCGGTACAACTTAGTTGGAGAGGGCAGAGCCCCGTTTCGACTTGCAGCGGTTGGCGGATCCGATAATTTAATGACTATTGAAGCACTCGACAGTGATGGCAATACATACAATGTAACTCGTGTACATGATAGGAAGTTACGAGTTCATCAGACCGGCGGTGGCACTCATCAATTTGCAGATGGCACGTTGGTATTGTGGACGTTTGCTGCTGCTGTAGAAGATTATTCGGTTACACTTGGAACGTAATTATTGATATACTTCATAAAAAAAGGACCATTATGGTCCTTTTTTGTTATTGACGTTAAATTATGATGGTAACATCTCGGCAGCATGGCCGCTTAATTGCTTCCTAATGCTCGTCATTGATGCGCCACTGGCAATTAAATCAGCTGCAAATACACTAAGTTCTTTAATACGACCCGGATCATATATCTTCTTACGGTGTGCAAAGTTAGTAGCGAATGCTAGCATGTCTTTGTTAAATTGGGCACGAGTTACTGTTGGGTGGCGCGCTGGTGCATCAACTGGATTTGCAGTCGCTGCCCGTGTTAATCCACGTAGTCTACTCTTCTCGGCGTCGGCAGCTTTCTTTTCTCCTGCTGCTTTGGCATTAGCACCAAAGGTGGTTGGGATAACACTAATTTGTGGATATGCTCCGCGCTGTGCATCTTTAGCAGTTAGGTAAATTGTATCAGCAGAGAAACGTAAACCTTGTTTAGTAAGGTCATCTGATGTACTATAGAACATAATGCTCTTACTATTCAAGTTAATAGCCAGGACACCTTCGTCATCCTTTTGTCCAATGTAGTAATTAAAACACGCCTGTGCCCATTGTTGCTTCGCAGTATTATCATCACCTGATTTAATGGCTTTTATAATAGCCGATACTTTAGCATGATCAGCTTTCTTACCGCCAAAAATCAATGTTACTACGTTATCAACCTTATTAAGGAAATCTGCTTTTACTTTTGGCAATTGAGTATGGCGATACCAATTAATAGCCTGCCCAAGGTTCATACCGTAACCCTTGGCCATTCCATTGGGGAATACTTCTTTGTACACCAATGAACTCTTTAACTTCTCTACTGATGCATTTAATTCAGATGATGCAGCTTCATATCCTTCGGCTGGACGCACTTCTTGGTCGGCAAATCGTGCGCCACCGCCCTGTGTTGTTTTAACTTCAATCTTACGCCATTTTCCGTTGTATTTAATAATTAAGTCACCCTTAGCTTTGTCATCTCCATCTTGATCTAAGTTTGTATGCGACCCTGGTTTACTAACACTCTTTGATAATACATTAAGACCAAACTCGCCCTTGCCTTGCCCCAAATCAGCAACTTCCATTACGTCATCTACTAACTCTTTAATAGCTTTGTTAGTATCGTAACCGTTGAATAGTTCCGAGAAGGTAACATTCTTTTTAGACAACAATACATCAATGTTAAGAATCTTATCTGTTTTCCATAGGTGAAATAACTCCTTGCGTTCGTCAGGACTTACTTCCATACTTGCAAGGTACTGTGATAACCGTTTTTGTGAAGATAATACAGCTGGATCATTTATTGAGTGCAATGCTCCATTTATCATACCCATTCGTCCGCCTGCATTAACGTGCGTCAATAATTCCTCAATTTCTTTAAGAGTTTTAGCAGTGGCATCATCTTGCGGCAATTGCTTAATCTTCGACGCAATGACATCTTTAAATGCTAATAGCTCGTTTGCATCGAATCCTTCTTTCTCAAGTATAATTTGTCGTAATAGCATTTAAATTGTTATCCCAGTTTTTGCAAGAGTTGCTCTTGCATCTGCTAATTTTTCGTCCTTCTGAGGATCATTTTCAAGAGCTCTTAATATAGATTCTACGCTTGTAATCGCAGTGCGATCAACGTTTGGTCCTAATAGCGTTTGTGCAATTTTGTCTGGGTCTGTAGATATTACTTTCTTAGTAGTACGATCAGACAAACCTGTCGTTGGGTTCCATAACATATTCAACGGCTTTGCAAGAGAACTCATCGTGATATGCTTGTACATATCTCTATACTTACTATGCGGATCCGCTGCCATTGCAAACTTGGCAAAATCTAAATTAGGAACAAACATGAAGTCGGTTTGTACAAACCCACGATCTGATGATCCGCCAATTGGCGTTCTAAAATGTACGTTAATGCCGGACTTTTTAATGTATGTTGCTGCCTCTACGTCATTTTGAGAGCACCAAACTGTTAGTTTATTTACTAAGTCTTCTTTTGTTGCAACCTCTTCCATTCCAATATCAATGTCGCCGGAACTCTCTTTCTTGCCCGTTGTACCAAGCAAGTGAGAAAACAAGTTGTATCCCGTGATACTCTCTAACCATCTTACTGTAGGCTCTACATCTGCACGTTGAATACGATCAGTCAGCGGTGTGCCATCCTTGTCCTTAAAGACATTTCCACCTTCATTGATAACTTTGCGAACCGCAATGACTTCTCGTAACAACATACTTAGGCTTTTGGTTTACGTGGCTTCTTAGCTTTAGCTTTTGGCTTTGCAGTAACCTTAGGTGCTGATTTAGTGACATCGTTTGCAAGAGCTGCGGCAACTACTGGCACTGTAACAGCAGGTGGTTCAACTACAACTGGCGGGTCGACTTTGTACGGTGCATCGTCAAATTTAGGTGGTATATTGGAGACTTCGTTTTGTACGTCTTTTCCTTCACGCAAGTAAAAGACGACTACCGCAAGCACTACTACGATGAAGATGATTATGAGAAATAGATCCATTTTAATTTTCCTTTATATTTAATGATGAAATCATTGTACTCTATTTAGCTCATTAGCTCAGAAGCAACTTTGGTATCTCTTCTTTGTAGCGCATAAACATAGCCTTAGTCTTATCAGCTTTAGCGACGGCTTCAGGTGTTTGAGCTGTTAAGTACTTTGACGACCCAATTTGTGCATCCATTTTGCTCACAAATATATCGGCAATCTTATTCATTAAATCTGGAGGTAATATCATTGATTGCTCAAAGGCCGCTACAAGACTCTTGATAGCATATACAATGTCACTTAACCGTTGCTCGTCTTTAATCCCGCTATGCTGTTCAAGTCCCCCGGGAAACGATGTTGGCTTTTCACCTTTTGCCAATTCATAATAGAAACTATATATGTCCTTTGCCCAGTTCTCGGGATCAATTGATACCATATGTAGTATCGTATCTTTACTTTGGCGGAAGCTTACTGGCTGTCCATTGCGTAATTTTGCCTGTACACCTTGAGAGCTAAAACTAAGATTCAGGGCGTCGGCCATTGCGCTTGTTAAACTTGTATTAATAGCCCCTTTAACCCTATATTCTGGTGCTAATGCTCGTCCCCAATTTGCGTGTTCGTGGAAGGTGTAAACTAAATCAACTTGTACGGGGCCTGCCGCTGAATCAAATATAACATTAGTGCCATTATCTGTTTTGTATTTTGCATTGAGTTGGCAGAAAGATTGAATAGCAGTGCGATAAACAGCGATGCGTTGGGCAGCACTTTCATCTGGGAGACTTGTAATATAGCACATAACATCAACATCGCCATATTCTCGTGTTGGATCTTGTATAAGATCTCGTTCATAATATGTACCCGAGCCCACTGGTTTGCCAATGTTAATCTCTAATCCCATATTACCCTGCTTTTCCCATTCATTGAATTTCTGTTCAAACTCCGCAAGATGTTTTACCATTTCTTGCACTACTGCTGGTGTGATGACTGTGGAAAAAGTTAAGTCACTTGCCCAGCCTCCGTTCATTAGCAATTCTCTAATTTTCATATTAGATTCACCTTCTGTTACTTTCACATCAGCATCAAACAAAAACACTGGTATTTTAACTTGTTTATTTTTAATTGCAGCGGCAATACGATTATGCCCATCAAGTATATAATTGTCGGCTGCGTATGCTAATACAACCGGATGATCTGTATATTCGTCAAATAGTGCTTCGTCGCCTGCTTCACTACTTAACCAATCCTGTGTAGCTTCAAGTTGATTTATAGGAAAATCGATTACGGTTGGTTTAATACCTTTTTCAATTTGATCTTCGACTATATCCCATAACTCCGAGGCTTCGTATGATTCTGAATGATCATTGTCCAGTGGATTACTTAGTCCGCGATATGGACCCAGCGGTAGTGTAGTTTTGCTGTATGGATTTGAATTGAAGTCTTCAATAACAATGTTAAGATAGTCGTTGAGAGTTTTCCTTGCAGTTTCAACTGTTGGCTTAATTACTTTTTTGCGGAGCGCAGGCGGCGTAATAGAGAACATATCGCCAGGATAGCTCTTTAGTTTCCAATTTGGCAATAACCGTTGAATCATTCGCTTATATAATGATTTCCTTGATACTTCATCGGCAGAGAATTGCAATGCGCCGATGTTATCCTTGTACTTAATTAGGAATGCCCTCATTATGTCGACTATGGTTCCCATTACAGCAGCCGAGTTACCTGTACCCGATAGATTGTATCTAACTGAACGACCGGGCGGTCTTGGAGTTTCTATTGTAAATTCAATATCCCATATTCCGTAAATATCTGGGTCTGGCTCTGTAGATGCATGAAACTTATACGGGATACCTTCTACAGTAAACACCGCCGAGGCGGTGTATTTGCCACGGAATTCCCATTTCCAGTCTTTAGTGCTCGGTTCAAACAATTCCGTAATCGGACTCCATGCCATGGTCCTTGAACCCTTGGCAGTAGGCTTGAATCCTTGCCCTTTGTAGAACTTTGTCAATTTAGCCTGCGATACTTGTCCTTTGTCCCAAGGGAATAATGTTAAACTAATGCCATCTGCAGTTGCAAGTGCTTGCAGTTCTTTCATTGCTCTTGCACCTACGCCTTGCCCCATTGGATAAGATTGTATCCATGTTACCTCCACTGCATCACGTTTTGCGAAGCTTGGTGTTAGTTCAAACATAGCAAACTGTTGATCATTGCCCGTACCGCCAAGAGGCATGACATGATTGCGTTGGAACATCTGCGGATACCTTGCGTATACTTTATCAATCCAACCTTTAGCTTTTGCATTGCTTGTAAGTTTAATTGGGGTATCTGATTCTATTACTTCGTTAGCGGGTTTCTTGGCAGCAATAGCTTTCCACTTGTCCCCAATTGCCTTAACAAGTTCAGAAATAGTGTTCAACTTATTCTGTTGCATAAATCTTATTAGCTTCGCAGCATTTTCGCGATCGCCCCCTGAATCGGGCTTGCGGGCATTGCTTAAATTATTTGCTAAACCCTCTATAGCACTCTGAGCATCATATGTATATTGTAGACTATAACGAATGCGATCTGCAGCCTTAGACAATTGTGACACTTCTTTTGCTTGCAACAATTCCATCCATGGCATTAAATATCCACGGGGCTTTGATGATGTACGTTCTTTCTTAAGATCGGGACCGCGAAGTGTTTCTCTATTTGTAATAGGTACAGTTTTTCTAATATCTAAATTGCGCCATGCAGTAACATCTTCATATAGGTATGCCTTAATGCCAAGTGTCTTTGCTCGTAATAATAGTTGACGCGCATTAGCTGGTGCCATTGCACCGTAATTGTCCCGTTCTTTATTATCCATTACCTTCATGAATACGTGAACCGCTGTAATCCCGCCAATTGGAATAGTAGGTGTCCGCGAAAATATACGGTCTTCGGATTCGTGGTGCGTGACGTTAAATCTTTGATTTTGATTACGATTTTGCCAATAATCTATGGGTCCTGCTTTGTAGTGTTGATTAAACCAGTTGCCGTCCAATGCAAATAATATACCACTTGTCGAGTTTTTTGTTACATTGCTGTCGTGATAGCCGCCTCTGCTAGAGCGTGTAGTGCTCATGAAGTAATGATGCCCTTGAGGCGCATATTTCTCCTCAACACTACCAAGTGTTGATGCAAGCTGAAACTGCCCAGTAGTCAATATATTTAATGCACTAGATAAACTTGTATAGTGATAGGCAATGCGGCTTAGGCTTTCATTAACCACTGATTCATTTACATTATCCTCTGGCTTTGATAATATGAATTCCTTGCCATCTTTATAGAATTCCCAATTTGGTAATAATCTATGTGCCATTTTAGCATATAGGGATTGTCGTGAATCTTCGTTGGCAACGAATGTAATACCGCGAAGTGTTTCTTTGTATATGCTGATAAAATCCTTTAGGATGTTTACTACCGTTCCCATTACTTCTGCAGAGTTGCCAGAGCCAGTGATTCCGTATGAAGTGGCCTCGAGATCAGTATAGCCGCTATAGTGCTTGTCGATTTTGAAAACAACATCCCACATGCCCGCAGATTCTGGACTATCGGGGTGCGTATATGTTTCGGCCATAAACATATATGGGATTTTGCCTATTTTAAATAACGCTATAGCAGATGTGTTATAGTGATGCTTCCACTTCCATTCTTTATTGCTTGGTTCAAATAATTCAGTTAATTCCTCTTCTTCACTAAGTGGTTTAAGATCACCAGTCGACGTTGTTAATTTGAGGAGTAACTCAATTTCAGGTCTTGACGCTTTGAGTAAGCCCTTGTTGAATAGCAGGCGAGCCCGCTTATACGCCGGGATACTATACATGTAGTCTGCTGAGTTTGGAAACGCACCCATAAGTCTCTTTAACTCAGCCATGCGGACATGTTCTGGATTATCGGCCATAGGCAGAGTTTCATCATCTTCAGTTACGACCATTGCAGTAAACAATGGGCCATTTACAACACGAGTAGTCCTCTCTGCGAATAAACCATCGCTTAACGCTTTAATAAACTCTGGAGTTAAATCTCGATTACGATATCCTCCAAGTGGTATAAGGTGAACTTCTATTGGACTGTCACCTTCTAACTTTTGTGTTATTGTGGCACGATTACGACCTTCGTGACGTTTAACCTGCGCAACTTTACTAAAATTGCCAACATCCCATTCTTCAGGAATTGCTATTTCTAAAAATGGGGAGCCTGTTGCACCGCCCGCTGCCATATATTTTTCTAATTCCGGGTCGTGTGGCTTGCCAAGTGGTTCGGCCAAGCGTAGGAATGTACTTGGCTTCATCTGTACGCGAAGTCCAAAGTAGTCTATATCAGCATTGTATGGGACTGCGCCTGCACCATCTTTGTTGTCAATGGTAACCTCGTTCATTGGGCCATTTTCTGCTGCTAATGCACTTTTTACATCCCACCATTCGCCGGGATTATATTCTACTTCTAACATTTCTACGGGTACACTCGTTGGTACAATGATTTCATCGTCGTCGCGTTGTATGCCATTCGGGGCTTGCGGGTATACACCATAATGTGCAACAAGATTTTTCCATTTAGCACGAAACATAGTTGCTTCGCTTGCATCTACATGGTAGAAGCCGCCGTCTGGCTTGTATGCAAAATAAACGCCGGGTCCAGAATATCCAACTTTAGAGGGCTGTAACCCACTTTTAATTATACTGCGTAACCCAAGTTTAAGATTAGGTAGATGTGACACATGATATACATACTCTTGTTGGGCAATAACTTCGTTTAAATACTCGTTCAGGGATTTCATACGATATTTAGCAAAAGGGCAGGCTGCCTACTGCGTGATTAACTCATAAACCAAGGGTCAATGATTACGGGTGTTTGACCACGAAGCATTACATTTTCGGTGTGTAAATCCCATCCTAAAGGACCATCGGGATGTGCTAAACCTGTGGCGTGTAATTTTTCTGCAATATCATAAAAATCACTGTAGAATTTCAGTTTAGCGGGATTGGCTAGAATTGATTGTGCAATCGGCGACATGTTATAATGTCTATCGTCGAACGGGATGTCGTTATCCCAATTCGCTGGATGTTTCTGAAGATATAATAGCAAGTTCTTAAATCCTTCCCCTTTAGGCCCCGGCGCGCCACCTTCTTCGATATCACTGATTATTTGATAAACAATGACTAAAAGGAAAGATCCAGATTTTAAGGGCATTAGCTTTTCCATTGCGATCTGCGTGAAAACCTCACCCATTACTTCAATTTCGTTTACTTCAGAAATTTTGGGTAGGAACGGTGATGTTGGATTAGCCTTAACAAATTCATAAAACGTTGTGAATGATCTAATTGCCTTTGCTGCTGGTGAATAATCTTCTGGGAATAAGATTTTGATAACATGGCTGCTATCTTTCTTATAAACCATTGCATCTGCACCGGAACCAATCTTTTTGTAACCGTTTTGTTTGAAGAGACGGTCCATCTCATTACGGTGAGTTACAGTTGCAAGTTCTTCTAATGGTTGTATAAATTCTCGTAAGCGCATGAAGTATTTATACAAACCATCAACACTGCGATACTATTTTCCTGCGATTGCCTTGATGCGTTCTCGCCGTTCGTTGTCTTGTTGACACGGTACGCTACAGAATGTAAACTCTGTCGGCTCCTCACACTCTATGCAAAAACCCGTACGAATTGGAACAAATTCTTTTGCTGTTGCTTTTTGAAAATCTGCAAGAGCTTCCATCGCTTCTTGTGCGTCATCAACTACGTCTGCCATATTATTTCCTATTTTAATTATTGTATAACCACTGCTTGGCGGGGCATAGCATGGTATTTTCGTTCCCAACGATCCTTACAAGCCGGGAGAGCACATGTTTTAATTTGCACGGGCAACCAGTGGAGATTTACCTGTGAATCACACCCGCCTGATGCCAATGGGATAACATGGTCGATTTGCCATCCGGGGCAGCTTGCAATTGGTGCTAGTGTAGTAGGGCATGGAAATACCTTTGCAAAGTCATTTAGTACAGCCCTACTGCGGATTATCCTCCCAGCAGCAGTTCGTGCTGGTTCGCCACAATAGCGTGGATCATTTATTGCCCCGAGTTCTCCAGGTGACGGCAACTGCGCCAATACAGTCCCAGATAAGGACATGATCAACACTAACGCCACTGATAGGTTAAGTTTCATCTGTCATCCCTTGATCAAAGTAGTAGCCAATCTTCTCGACGACCAATGGCATATTTACCGAATTTCTTGACATTCCGTAGTTTTGTTTAACTAATTTGCTCTTGGCATAATCTACTTTGTAGATCATATTACCATGCGAATTGTGAGCATTTCTGCGTTGCTCTACAACTTCTACAATAGTCTTGCCTTGAATGAAGGCATGCATATACCACTGCCCTTTTTCTCCAGCAGGGTGTATGTCGCCGATTTCATAGCGTATGTAATTGATCACTTACGACTTGCTATCGATGAATCCTTGCAGAAGTTCTGCTACAAGCGTATTCAGCGTGATGTCTTTCTCATGAGCCATTGTCATCAACTGCAACATTAGGTCATCTTCGAGATCAATTTGAATTTCAACTCGCGTGTCGTAATCTTCTCCGGCGATGATAGATGCTCCTTTAGCCAGGAAGTCATCAACTGTGTCCAGGGTGACATACTCGATATCGTCCCATGCTTCATCAGCATTGACACCGCGGCTCATTGCTTCGTTGCGGTTCTTTTGCATGTACGCAGGATTGACCAAGCGGTATGCGCGTTGGTTCATGTAATCATGTGCTTGCACTTCATATACTTCTTGCGTCTGCGTGTCGAAAATAATATGGAAGCCATACCCTTCGTCATTGTCCCCATTCCAAGAGTCAAGTGAGTAAGCAGACGAACCATAACACTGCCATCCATAATCTCCGCATTCGGTAATGCGAAAGTTAGTAAGTTTCATCCATTGTTCAATTGTAATCATTTTGATTCTCCAAAAATATAATCTGCCATTCTCTTCTCTACCACTTCTCTATCTACTCTAGTTGTTGCACACGAAAAACAAATATTTTCATGATTTGGCCCATAAGGACGACATTCATCAATATTCCCGCAGAACACGCAGAATTCATCTGGTTGCTCAGCGATAATTCCCAATGTTGTCATGCCGGCTCGGCTACTGTGTCTTCATCCTGCATCGCTGCTTTCAACGCTTTAATCAAATGCCTGGTTGACGCTGTATTCATCGTCAAGGTAATTGAATTATAATCGCCAACACGAAGGACAACTCTACCGGCCGAATCATTACCAACTGTATAGTGTATTACTGGTTCAGGCTCGGATAATTTGGCTTTGTCAGCTTTGTTGGCAGATGGCGCTCTCATTGGTCTGCTTCTTGGAAGCGGTTGCGGCATGCCATTTAGTTCAGCATCTACAAGTTTGTCAAGTTCCGAACGAGTATCCTCAACCGGGGTACTTTTTTTCTTAAAAAAGTTAAACATAACTACTCCATTCTATTAAAAATCTACTGTCTGTATTATACAGAAAAAAGGGGAACATAGCAAGAGGGCATTTAGCCGAAATCTGGCACTTCTACTTCGTCCCCAATGCCAAGCTTGTATGCAACAAGGCACCGCATTGCAGCAACGATTGGACTCCTATCATTACCATAGCTGTATCCGCGGACCTTTCCGATTTCAGCAATCCAGGGCCAGCATAGCGTATTGCCCGGCGCTAAAATGGAGATGTGGTGCTCAGCAACGATGGCCATACATTCCTCTCCATCAGCGGAATAGTCCGGAATATATGCAGTGGCACCGTCGGTTATGGTCGCGAAGATTGGAAGATTGTCCTGGTTCTCTAACTGGAACGCAAGGTCGGCAGTTGACTCAAGGAAAATATAGCGTGCCTTCAAAAAATCGTGTCGTAGCCATACTTCTTTGCCAAGTGCTTTTGCTACTGCCCGGTTGAGAGCATTGCCCTCAAGATCGTTAATTTTGATTTTCATATTATTCTTTCATTGAATATTGTGTCTTCTTAAACTGCTCACTTAGAAACGCATCTATAGTAGGCGCGTTATCTTCTGTAAATTCATCTTCACATACTTCACGAACAAGTCCATAGACGCGTTCAATGTTCCTTGCATGGTCATGGCCTTGCACAAAATCTCGCGCAAAGACCCGTCGGATAAACCAGCGTTCAAATGTTGTCATAATGCTTTATCCGTTTGCCATTTCGTCATCTTCAAATTCTTGTTCCCACTTGAGGCGTGCCTCTTTTGCTAACTCATCGGCAACTTCATTTACCCATGCAAGCGGGACTCCAACATGTTCCGAGATATATGCACGGTCAATTGGACTGTCGCCTTGCTCAAGCATAGTTAGAATTGTTGAGTAGAGGTCTTTCATTTTAGACATTGTGCTTCCTTATGCAGGTTGACGGTTTGCGAATGCAATTGCAGACGCACGATTCTTAAATGAAGTCCCACGCAGAGCTCCAATTTTCAGGGCACAGAACTTTTTAGAATCTTCGAGCTGCAGAATTTCATATCCATTTACAATAGTATATGTTGAAACTGCTTCAAGTCCCAATGCTATCATATAATTGGGTTGCACTTTGATGACATTTAATTTGGACATTTTACTTCCTTAGATAGAGTTCAGAGTAGGAGTGTATGCAGCAATCAATTCGCGTTCACGAGCATGAGCGGCAGGCTTGCCACGCACTACTTCGAGAACTTGAGTTGTGAAGCCTTCGCGGCCATATATGCGCAAAGCATTGCACAAATTCCAATCCTTGGATTCAGTCTTTGCGCGGCTAAGATGACGATTAAAGCGTCCACGAACCGAGCTAATTGCAGTGCCAGCGGATACAGTCAATCCAATGTAGCTTTCGCCATTTACACACAAGAGAGCGTAGATAATGTGGTTGCGATCTACGCGGCGTTTGCGTGTTACTGGAGTGTTCTTGCTGTTCATGTATTAATTATAACGCATATCGGCTCGAGCGTCAACCACTTTGGGCTCTATTTTGAGCTTATTTTCGTTGTATTTTAGCAACATAACGAATAACCCGCCAGATTGTAGGGTATTATACCGGTTGACAATAGGCCCATTTTGCAGTATAATTAATACTTAAACAGCACAAGGATTGAAGATGAATTCGTCAGATTTAGACACAAAATCCGCTCCAAATGCATTTTATGCTGCAAGAGATGCGCGGATGCGTAACTTTGCAAACAGTACATTGTACTCCGAATCTGCTAAAATTCGTGCTGAACGCATGAAACTTGGATTAGAATTAGTGTATCGCTCTAACGGATTTTATCTCAATTTCCGTCTGAAATTCATTACTATTAAAATCGAAAATCCGTCTGTACGCGATCGTGTTACACTTGATTTACTTGAATCTGATTACGAAAAAGAAGGCATTACAAAAGTTGTTACTGCTCAAGCTGTAATATATCGCATTACAAAGCAATAACCCATCAGGTTGACAGGGCATTGGACCTGTGTTATAATTAAGACTTGGCAACAAAGGAATTCAAAATGAACTGGAATCTCGAAGGCAAAACTATTAACGGTCTCTACATTGGTCTGTTTCCTTTTCAAGGCAAAGTGTTGTCGTCCCGCGTGAAGTTTGGCGGAGAGGTACAACACACTGTAGAGCTTGATGCTCCTATCCGTGTGTATAGCGAGGACCGTACTCGCATTACTGTTGAGAATGTGAATGTGAACCGCGT